CGCCGTCGAGCTATGATTGTCAAGGGTGCTACGCCTCATGGCGTGGTCTATTTAATAAAAGGAAGTCGCGCTTCTGGTGATAATGATACCATGTGCGGCAACTCTATATTGAACGGACTTGTCACCGTTTTCAATTTTATACGAGCAAATCGTGGTATTACGAGGGAAAACATTAAAGAAAAACTGGCTTTGGCTGTTCAGGGTGATGATGGTGGTATGATACATTCTGATACGACCACCATCTCTCCTCCCATCTTTGATGCTGAACTAGGTTTACACTCCATATCCACCCCTCGAGATAACTCATATGGTCTTGAATTTTGCTCTGGTAGGTTTTGGCCGACTGACACTGGCATTGTCCTCGGTCGTAAGCCTGGCTGTGCTATAGCTAAGTTGGGCTGGTATTTGTTTGTCCCAGATAAATCCGTTTATGGGATACATAAGTCCTCACTTATTGGGGAATACCAGAACTCCTTATTTATACCGCCGACGCATGCCGTGGTTAGTGCTCAACTAAATCTCATGCAGATGAGGGAACAACGTGCTCTTTCCCTCTCTATCTTAAAGCATAGGGATTACCTGTATCGTATTAAGGTTACTAAGAACCATAAGCCAACTGAGGAGACATATCACATGTTGGATTATTTATATGGTTGGACCTATGATGATCAGGTTAAATTTGAAGCGGTGCTTGCCACGTTGGTTTCTTTGCCTAGCGTTATCCAATTCGAGCCATTAAACAAGATCTTATTAGTCGATTGCGAACTACAAGGTTATGGTGGTGCTATGGGTAGTATATTGGGTGTTTTGATGCAGCTGCGTAAGGTTATCCCTTTGCACACTTATTCTGAGCTTTATCGGGATTTTGCCTTGAATGTGGTGGCTTCTCCGTTTTGTGAAGAATATGTGAAACACCGCCCTGGTGGCTGGGGGGCAATCCTAACCGCGGCTATAATCGGCGTTGAATTCGGCTTCACTGCTGTTATGTTGTCCAAGATATCTGAGTCGCCCGGTCATGAGCTAAGCATTGTTAGTTCTATTTTACAGCGCTTGGCTACTACGGGCATGCATCTTGTGACCTTCAGGTTGCCTTATTTGTATGCAGTGGAGGTTCATATGCTATGGAATTTTTCAGCATGGATAGGCGACTTTATGCGCATTTTGGTGCCATATGTCGGCTTACCAATGTAATATTTCCGCAGCATCCTGAACGAAGACTTTTGTCCCCGGAATAGTTGTAGTTATTTCCGCAGGTTTCGTTTCTACATTCACCATTCCCGTCTCCACTCATTCCGCTTTTAATCCACTGATTTCACTCTTTACCCCTTTGTACACCCGTTTGTCTGTTAGCACCTCATATAACCTTGACATCCCTTCAGCTTCAGTTTCCCCCTCGCCTGTTATTGTCGAACCAAACTCATGTCCGTTGGAAGTAAAAGAGCCAACAGGGCAGAGCAAATTCTCACCCGAATTGGAGAGCGTCTCGGCCTCTCTGAGGAGGGACGACAATGGCTCATTATGGCTCTCGATCCATTTAACGATTCCCGCACAAACCATAGTGGGTTTCCCGATGGAAAGGGAGCCAAGAACTTAGTTGAGCAATGTCGTGAAACCGCCACCATTTCCGCCCCCTCTGGAATTCTTTCCAGTGGTGTAGCGTGGGATATGATGGTGGTGCAGCTTCCGTGGGTCCTCCCGCAAAAGTTTGCTTTTGGTTCACAAATAACTTTGGTCACAGGTGTGAATGTTGATTCTAACGCCAACCTTGGCAATTATTGGTATCAGAGCACTACTAATGCCGGTACTGCTACGATTGGTGGTTTGTTGGTTATGTGTGCCCCTTCCTCACAAAATAAGTGGGACCTTACCAACTGGGCTGGCACTTCTAGCCAGTCTATTACCAACATCACTCCTGACCCTTCACAGGTAGCTGGTAACTATCGTGTTACCAACTGCGGTTTTGAGGTAGCCAATACAACTGCCCCTCTTTATCGGGCTGGCTCTTGTATTGTTGGTCGGACCCCTGTTCCTACTAGGTCCTCCGCCAATCCAGGTATGGTCGTTGCTTATGGTGGAACTCCTGTTCCGTCCAATGTTTTGAACATTGATAGCTGGCCGTACAATTCTGAGGCTGCCTTTTTACCTACCGATTCCATCCAACACTTGGCTGAATTGGGCTGTTATGTGCCTGCCATGATAAACGATCTAGACAATATGTCAATCTACAAGACTGACACTACTTGTCCGTTCATCGTTGGAGGTGGCCCTAACATGTCTGAGAGCCAAAGCCTGAACTTGGTGCCCTTCCCTATATATGTTAACACACCCGTAGCCTCAAATTCTATTCCAGGCTTCGAGTGGTCCAATTTCCATATGGGTTGGGCCCTGTTCACTGGCCTCTCCCCTCAAACCACTTTCCAAATTAATGTCAAATGGGGCGTTGAGCGTTTTCCTTCCCAGAACAACGCAGTCTTAGCCCCGTTCGCAAAGGCGTGTCCTAAACGTGACAATATAGCTCTTGAGTTGTATAGTCACATAATTCAAGACATGCCAGTTGGAGCTGACTTCAATGCCAATGGTTTCGGGGATTGGATTCAGGATGCTATAGGTACTGTTGCTGACTTCGTCGCTCCTGTTCTTTCTGCAATACCTCACCCAATAGCACAGTCTCTAGCGACTGGTATAAAGGGTGTTAACACTATGGTGCAGAAGGTTAAGCAGACTCCTCGTGGCCCACAAGCTCAAGCCCAAGCTCCTGCTAAGGCTAAGCCTGCCAAGTCAAAGTCTGCTGCTCGCCGGGAGAGGAAAGCCGGTAAGGCGAAAGCAGTTATGGCTGCTGCTGATAAGGATATGGCAAGATTCTCTGGCTAGGTTTTCCCCTAGCCATCCACGCAGAGCTGCCTAGTTTGCCACTAGCCAGTCGGGCCCAGCGACCCCGCGTACCCCGAGCTATTTTAGGCAACTTTTGGGGGGGGGGCTATAATTCTCCCCCATGGGTTGTAGGTTAACAACCCTAGTATCTTATCCAGCCTTCAGTGCAGTGGGCTTAGTGAAGCCTAACGGTTCCTCACGGCCAATAGTAGTGAGTTCCCAC